CCTTACGCATTTTCTCGTAATAGGACCATGTTCGTTTCTCATTTACGCGTGGAGTAAATCCAGTACGTTGAGTTGAACGTGGTGCTGATAGAAGAGTTTCCTGTTGGATAGCGTTAAGACCTAGAGTATTAAAAAATGCTGTAGGTGATTTACGCGCCAAAGTATTGACATCTTCAACCGTTAAATCCAATTCATTCATTTTATCCTGAAGAACAGATTGGTAATTACTACCTAATTGTTCCTTTAACTTGCTTTGAACTTGTTTGAAATTAGCATCAGCTTTACGCTTAGCTTCTAATTTAAGAAATGTATTCTCAATTAGGTTTTCATCCATTTCAAATTTCGGAGGAGTAGGCGTTCTCTCTGGAGGTTCCACGGGTAATTGTGGAGTATTCCTATTATTATTGCTTTCTAATCGGTCGATTAGATCTTGTAGCTTTGCCTGTGCAGTTGCCTCTTCTCTCAACTTGATGTAGTCTTCACGGAGTTCATCCGATCGTCTATTTAGAGTTGTGATGTATAAATCAGCTTCTGCTTTACCTCGGGCTAGTTCTTCAACGGTTTTAAATTTCTTACCGTCTCCGACTAGTTCATCAAGGTAGTTTTTGCTTTGGTCTAGCTGTGGGGTAGTATCGTCATTCTGGTCAAATAGACTCGACATTTAGATTTGGTTCCTTATTGGGGTCATCAAGGTTTATTACCTTTAACACCATTCTTATGGCAGACTTAAAGCCATTCGTATGAGCCTGCTTGTAGTCCCAGTTTGGTGTTTCATAAAAATTTGGACTAATTTCTGCTACTTCTAAGGTAGATAATTCCTTTCGGATTATCTTTCCTAATCGGTCTAATACTGGTTTAGAACTATAAATTGATTTTTGTAATTGTTCTTTTTCATCAGTAGAAGTGCAATCTTGGGTCCAAGCTGTTATCAAAGAGCGACTTCTTTTTCTTTCAGCGCATCAATTTCCTTCATTGTCTCTTTGACGGCTTGATGCAGTCCTTCAATTATAAGAACAGTCTTGGCATTCTTATGGTATGTGCCACTACCATCGTTGGCATACATCGAAGAGATCTTTGTTTTATCAACTTCAACTGGTGTATTATCTGGGGCGGTTAATGTAATCATCGAAAGGGGTTTCCTCCTGTGTAAGAAATCATATACAGAACATAGAAACCATATAATAAAATTGCTACTGCAATTGTTCCGAATATAATTTTCATTGTGTTCCTATGGTTCCTGTTGGTGTTGCGTTAGCGGCGGGGTTACGTTGCAAGCCTAGTGGTGCAGAAGCAGTCTTGGGAGCTGAGGGAGGAGCCGAGGACGGAGGCGGTGCTCCACCTTCCATATCGAAGTCATCTCCGAGTCCGGTAGCTGTGCCCATCTCTTGGTGTAACTGTTCCTGTAGGACTTGCACTTGTCGTTGAGCGTCCGCTTGCTCAGCGATATTGATGTATGGAGTTACCACTTGGTAATCCTTGAGGTTAAATACGTCTTCAATTATTTTAGCTAATTCTATACTGGAGAAATGCTGTTGTATGAAAGGCCACATTCCAGAACCTGTGAGCGCTGTAAGATTCTGTATGAGTTCGGCCTGTTCTGCAAAATGTCGCGCAGCAACTGGTTTGATACGACCAATACCTGTGATGTCTTGAGCTGTGAGGGTTTGGAAAGTTGCCATTTTAAATTCATCATCGAAGACACGAATGGACTGCGTTCCGACGAAATTTCTACGGGCAAGTTCAAGCATTGCATTGAGCAAGGGTTCAACTAACTGTTCCTCGAACTGGTTGATCTTATTCTGGAAGATACGAGATGCCGCGTTTTCGAGCCGCTGTACTTCGTATTTGGTTTTTTCTCCCGGGCTTCTAAAGCCCATGGCTTCTTTTGGTGCACCTGCTATTTCCTCCATACGGCCCATATTGACATCAATCTCAGAGTTACTTTGCATGATGTTTACATCGGGTTGGACTAGTTCAACTTTACCTTCGTTATCTACGAATATCTTCTCACCGGGTTGCCAGACGTAATCATTGACAAATCCTGTGACCATCTGTACTGGGTAAGTAGTTAAATCCCAGATATCTGCCTTCATATTCTCAACATGGTCTATGCGATATTGCATACCAATGAGATTATCTAGGGGACCCATTCCCCACAGATTATCTTGTCGCCTTCGCCAAGGAACATGAAATATAGGAGGATAGCCAAAGTAGGAAGCATTAGGCTGATTATTAATAACTTTATGTCGATCCACGACAGTAATAACTCGATTTTTTTCAAAAGTGTCTGTATAAGGATCATACCAATCGCCATAAAATGTTAATACTTCAACGTAATCAGAAAGTAAATACTGCCGAAAAGAACTAAAGCCATCCATGTTATAAAGGCGATCACGCTGTATCCAATCACCTTGGAATTCTCTGGCATGAAAACGAACATCCTTTAAGTACGCATACAGCTCTTCATATGTCTCACGATTCTCATCGTTAGACATCCTAGCTAACATTTCTTTAAGTTCACCCATTCCAATGATAGAACGTACAAACTTAGGAGATTGTAGATAGTTCTCTGCTGTAGGGTTCATCACCATATCTAGCGGATTAATACGTCGTATAGCAGGACCAATGAAACCAACTTGGGTTCCATCCTTCTGCTCTACGCGCATATCCTGCCATTCTACAGTGGCGAAACAATTGCCGAAATCAATGTAGTCTAGGATGATCTTATCCATCTCAGACTTGAATGATGGTTGTTCTATACACCAAGACATGTAATTCTCGATAGCATTACGCTTATCTACAGAATTGCTGTCTCTCTCGTTTGCTTCCCAGAAGATAGATTTACGCTTCGGGAAGAGAGTAGCTGTATAGTTAGAATAAAGATTGTCTCTGATTTGACAGAGCTTAGGAACTGTAGTCTTGTTCTTCCAAGGAAGCGTAGAATTGGTAGTCTGGGTAGTATCAGTCGCATAGACATAGCGACGGATCTCTTCCCAGTCGGCTTTCTTAACCTGACGGAGAGTATCCCATTGAAGGTACTTATCTGTAATCTTAGTTGCCAGTATATCCGGAGAGATTACATTCTCCAGAGGCATCACCTTGCCGGTCATTAATGATATCCAATTCCGAAGAGGACATCTTTAAACGCCCAACAAAGGCCTAAGAATACGACTACGAATACGATGACGAAAACATTCCCTTTCACGCGACACCTCCGAACTTACTGTGGTACTGGAAGGCAGTCGAAGCGTCTTTGCGCATCTTGAACAGGTCAATAGGTGGAACTGCGAAATCAACGGCGGATGCTAGCGCATCTTTGACGTCGTCATGAGGAGGATTCTGGAAGATAAGTTCTTCTTCAAGGACTTGGATATTCCCTGCCGGATAATGCCAGATCTGACGGTTTGCGTATTTAGGTTCAAGAACTGCGAGTATTCTTTCTTCTTTACTTCCTTGCCAACGACTAGGACGGAACTCATCTATCGAAAGGGATAATCCGTTTTTACGGATGTAGTTGTCTCTAAGATCACGTACAATGACTTGCTGAGCTACGGAGACTTCACACCGTATCTTCTTAAAACCCCATATCTGATACAGCTTCAAGATCCTTTGGAAGTAGTCCGAGATCTTGTCCGTTTTGAACCTGTCGATGTCGAGGATGTAGTAGTTCCCGTCCCCGTCGACTCCAACAACGACGATACTGGTGCTGTCCGATCTTTTGCCTGTGCTGTACGCGAAGTCGACTGCTGCAACGATATTGAGTCTGTTTCGTTTGTAGTACCAGGCATAGTTTTGGTGGGTAAGATGGTTCTTGTCGTAATACTGAAACAAGTCTCGTTGTATTGGGGATGACTCTGCGTCGTTAGGGTCATTGTAGTATTGGGCCCTAAAGTGTATTTTGTTGAGGTACTGTGCTCGTTTTGTTCGTAGGATATCGGCGTCAAAGCCAAACCACTTTCCGTCTGAACGTCTTTGCTTCGGCCACAGAAATTCTCCAGTTCCGTCGCCAGCTGTTTCAACTGCGTGTTCCATACTGTCGAAAAGGGGGACAGTACTGGAAACATTTCCCACTTCATCATAATCTTCAATTTCCATTGTTAACAGATCTGAATACAGATCTAAAGGATGATATCGTGTGCCAACCACCCATTCACGGGCATTGACGGTTTCAATCGAAGAAAGATAACCGTATTGGTCTTTTACCCTTGATCGTCCTTCTTCTGTGTATGCATTACCTGTGACAACCACGTCATCAAGTACAGCGATGTCGCAATGCATACCAATGATATTACTGGTAAGCCCAGCAGTAAAAATACTTGGATCTCTAATTGACTCGGCGCGGCGAGCAGGATGGTCAACTGCGATTTCACCTTCTGTCCATTTCTCTCGTTTAGCTTCTTCGAGATTAACCATTTCTGGCCAATACAGACGGTATACATCGTCTGTGAATATATCTTTAATAAACTTCAGTTGCTTAATAGCAAGATTTCTTGTACTCGAAATATACAGCACCCTCAAAGTGGGATCACGTGTAAGTTCCCACGCCACGCGGTATGCTGCCAATGCTGATTTCATGTGGTCTCGAGGCAGAAGAATTAACTGATGTGACTTAGCATCTGATGCCGTCCACCATCGTATTACTTCCCTGTGGATATTTCCAAGAAGAC